CTCGCCAGACTGGTAAGTCTACGACTGTGGTTTCTTATTTGCTTCATTATGCTGTTTTTAATGATAGTGTAAATATTGGTATACTTGCAAACAAAGCTGCAACTGCAAGAGAATTATTAGGTAGATTACAAACTGCTTATGAAAATCTTCCAAGATGGATGCAGCAAGGAATTATTGCATGGAATAAAGGATCACTGGAGTTAGAAAATGGATCTAAAATACTGGCAGCGTCTACCTCTGCATCTGCGGTTAGAGGTATGTCTTTCAACATTCTTTTTCTGGATGAATTTGCCTTTGTTCCTAATCACATTGCTGACTCGTTCTTTGCCTCTGTATATCCTACTATCACTTCTGGTAAAAGAACCAAAGTCATCATAGTTTCTACTCCACATGGTATGAATCATTTTTACCGATTGTGGCACGATGCTGAAAAGGGAAAGAATGAATATACACCGACTGATGTTCACTGGTCTGAAGTACCAGGTCGAAACGCAAAATGGAAGAAACAAACAATTGCAAACACTTCAGAACAACAATTTAAAATTGAGTTTGAGTGTGAGTTCTTAGGATCAATTGATACTCTGATTTCTCCAAGTAAACTCAAAGCTTTGATATATGATAATCCAATCAAACAGAATGCAGGATTAGATGTTTACTATCCACCAGAAAAAGATCACGATTACTTGATGACAGTTGACGTTGCAAGAGGAGTTGGAGAAGATTATTCTGCCTTCGTTTTAACTGACATAACTTCTTTTCCACATAAGGTTGTAGCAAAATATCGAAACAATGAAATCAAACCGATGTTGTTTCCGAATATCATATATGAAGTGGCAACTAATTATAACAAATCATTCATACTATGTGAAGTAAATGATATTGGAGATCAAATTGCTGCTATACTAAACTTTGATTTAGAGTATGAAAACCTCTTGATGTGCTCAATGAGAGGTCGTGCTGGTCAAATAGTAGGACAAGGATTCAGTGGAAAGAAAACTCAACTTGGAGTCAAAATGTCCAAAACAGTCAAAAAAGTAGGAGCACTAAATTTAAAAACTATGATTGAAGAAAATAAATTATTATTCAAAGACTACGAAATAATATCAGAACTCACTACATTCATATCAAAGAGCAATTCATTTGAGGCAGAAGAGGGATGTAATGATGACTTAGCAATGTGTCTTGTGATATATGCATGGTTGGTTGCACAGGATTATTTTAAAGAACTTACCGATCAAGATGTAAGAAAAAGATTATATGAGGAACAGAAAAATCAAATTGAACAAGATATGGCACCGTTTGGTTTTATCTCTGATGGTTTAGATGAAGGAAGTTTTGTTGATGCTGAAGGAGATGTGTGGCATACTGATGAGTATGGTGATCGATCTTATATGTGGGAGTATCGTTAATGAAAAATCCATTTAAGCATGCTAAATTGAAAAGATTATTATCAAAGTCATTTCCAGATAAAAAGATTACTATAACTGACAATAAGGACGGATCACAAACAATTAGCATCAAATAGATATATGAATGTAATAATGCATGTAAAGGAAAGTAATTTATAAATAATTTTAGTAAATTGAATCTTCTATAAAGAAAGAGGGAAAGACATGTCACTTAACTTAGTATCTCCTGGAGTCAAGGTAAGAGAAGTAGACTTAACTATAGGAAATATAACTGGTGCTAACGAACAGGTAGGTGCATTAGCTGCCCCATTTGCAAAAGGTCCAGTTGAGGTTCCACAACTTATCGAAACAGAACAGGATCTTATAAAAACATTTGGAGAACCATCGGGAGTAACAACTGCATCTTATGAGTATTGGATGTGTGCTTCATCATACCTTTCATACGGTGGAGTGCTTCGAGTTGTCAGAGCAGATGATGTTAATATGATCAATGCAAACGCTTCAAGCACTAAAGGACGAATACTTGGTGTTGATGGTGTATTAGGGGTTGCCACTGATGCAAATAGACCTGTGGGATCATTTGTTGTAACTTCTGGTGATGCAGGATTTACAATAGGATTAACAACAACAGCAGCACATACACCTACTGTCGCAATAACAACAACTGGTACAGGTTTTACAGATAACGAACTAATCGTTATCTCAGGAGGAGCAATATCAGGAGCAGCAGGAACCACTTATGTTGGATCCGCAGTTACATTTTCTATTAATGGTGTAACTGATTCACGAACAGATTTAAAAATAAAATCATATGAAGATTATGTTGATAATCAAGCAAGTCCTACTGAATGGTTTATTGCAGCAAGAAGTCCAGGATCTTGGGGAAATGGATTAAAAGTTTGTGCAATTGACGGAAGGGCAGACCAAATAATTGGACTTATGGATATGGCAGTTAGTAGTGGTCTTACAACTGCTTTGGTTGGTCTTGGCGTAACTCAATCTTTAGCAGGAAGAAAAGTTCCAAAAGATGATGGAACTGTGGAAACTCTAGAAACAGGTCATTTAAGAGGAGTTATTACTGGTATCAGTGTAGCAGGTGGAGTTAAACATCTTGAAGTTAAAGTGGTTGACAAATTAGTGTTATCTGGAGATGGAACAACATATACAACAACTCCAGTAGATTATGCCGAAGGATCTGAAAATGCTTTTGTTGCTACTTCAGATATAACAGTAATAGCAAATACAGGGGTAGGATCAACTGCTAATATAATTTCAGGAACTTCAGGAATAGTTGCTGCAGCAAATGTAGGTTATGCTAAAGACTGGTACAACGATCAAACTTTAGGATTAACAAATTCTACAGTTTTCTGGAAGAGTATTGCTGAAAAACCTTCAACATCAGAGTATGCATCACAAAGAAGTTCAAGAAATGATGAGATCCATTATGTTGTTGTTGATGATGACGGTTCAGTTACAGGAACTGCAGGAAATATTCTTGAGAAACATATAAATCTTTCAAAAGCAAAAGATGCAGTAATTTCTCCATCACAAAATATTTACTACAGAGATTACATAGCAAATGGTTCTGAGTATATTTTTGCTGGTGCTCAACCAACAGTTGAACAAGTAGATACTGGATTTGTTTCAGGTGGAATAACCACTGGATTTACATTATCTGGAAAAGGCAATTGGACAACTAATGCACAGGGAACTACTTATGCAGGAATTGGTGCAACACACTATTCTCTTCAAAAAGGAGTAGATTACAACAATGCAGTAGATGATTTTGATGTATCATTATCTAATATAGTTACTGCATATGACACATTTAAGAATGTAGCAGAATATGATATCAACTTCCTAATTATGGGACCATCTGCAGCAACATCTGATGAGACTTCTGCTAAAGCAAGAAAATTAATTGCAATTGCAGAAGAAAGAAAAGATTGTATTGCTTGCATTTCTCCTCCTAGATCTGCAGTTGTAAATGTACCAAATTCTGATACACAAACATCAAATATTATTAAATTCTTTGATCCATTACCATCATCATCTTATGCGGTATTTGACTCTGGTTATAAGTATGCATTTAATAGATTCACTAATGAATTTAGATACATTCCAATGAATCCAGATATTGCTGGTCTAATGGCAAGAACATCAATTGATCAATTCTCTTGGTTCTCACCTGCAGGTGCAGCAAGAGGTTCAATCAATGGTGCAATCAAATTAGCATATAATCCATCAAAAATGCAAAGAGATGCGATATATCCAAAGAGAATCAATCCAGTGATTGCTTCTCCAGGTGCAGGAATTATCTTGTTTGGGGATAAAACTGGACTCGGATATGCTTCTGCCTTTGATAGAATTAATGTTCGTCGCTTGTTCTTAACAATTGAATCAACAATTGAAAGAGCAGCAAGAGATCAACTCTTTGAATTTAATGACATTATTACAAGATCAAGTTTCTTAAATGTTGTTGATCCTTATCTTCGTGATGTTAAAGCAAAACGAGGCATCACTGATTATGTTGTTATCTGTGATGAAACAAATAACACCCCAGACATAATTGATTCAAATCAATTTAGGGCTGATATATTCGTCAAACCTAATAGGTCAATTAACTTTATCGGACTTTCTTTTGTTGCGACACGCACAGGAGTAAGTTTTGAAGAAGTCGTTGGAAACGTTTAAACTAAAAGAGGAAAAAATTAAATGGCTAACCTAAACATTCCAAATACAAAAGATAGAACTCTTGATGCATTCAAGGGTCGTATGATAGGAGGTGGTGCAAGACCTAATTTGTTTGAATGCGAATTATTCTTCCCAGCTGACGCTATCCCAGAAAATACAAGTTCAGATGAACTTGAAGACAAGAGTAGATTTTTAGTTAAAGCAGCACAGTTACCTGCTTCTAATATTGCTCCGATTCAGATTCCATTTAGAGGAAGAAATTTAAAAATTGCTGGTGACAGAACATTTGATCCTTGGACAGTAACTGTTATTAACGATGTTGACTTTACTATAAGAACAGCATTTGAAAGATGGATGAACTTAATTAACAAACATGAAGATAATTCAGGATTGACAAATTCAAATGATTATCAAAGAGATGTGTTTGTTAGACAACTAGGTAGATCTTCTCTTAGTGGTCCTACTCCTACAAGTTCTACACAGATTCCTGTTCTTAAACAGTATAGATTTTATAGTGTTTTTCCAACAAATGTATCTGATATACCTCTATCATACGATAGTTCAGATTCAATTGAAGAGTTTACTGTAGAGATGCAAGTCCAGTGGTGGGATGCACTTGATCCTGAAGGAAAGACACAACTTGGCACAAATTCATAAATAGTGGTATAATAATAGAAACTTAATTATACAATGGCAAAACTTTTTGGATTTAAATTACCAGATCCGTCTGAGTCGAAATCAAAAGGAGTTATTTCACCAGTAACTCCTAGCGATGAAGATAAGTCGGATTTTTATGTGTCGAGTGGATTCTATGGACAATATGTAGATATTGAGGGAGTATATAAGAGCGAGCAAGATTTAGTTCGTAGATACCGTGAGATGTGTTTACATCCAGAATGTGATAGTGCGATTGAAGATGTTGTAAATGAAGCAATCGTATCTGATTTGAATGATTCACCAGTAGATATAGAATTATCAAACCTTCCAAGTTCTGATAAACTTAAAGAAATAATTCGAAGAGAATTTAAATATATTAAACAACTTATGAACTTTGATAAAAAGTGTCATGAGATTTTTCGTACTTGGTATATTGATGGAAGAATTTACTACCATAAAGTTATTGATTTAGATAACCCAAGTGATGGTATTCAAGAAGTAAGATTTATAGATCCACTTAAAATTAGATTAATTCGTAAAACAGATAAGAATGGTTCTAATAGATTATCACCATTTGATGTTTCAAAAAATGGAAATGATCCTAAATCAGATGCTGCTCCAGATCTTCATGAATATTTTTTATATGATCCAAATACAATTACAGGAAAAGGTGGTGGAATATATCCAACTAAAAGTTCAAAAGGTGCAGTCAAAATTGCAAAAGATGCAATTACATATGTCACATCGGGACTTGTAGATCGTAATAAGCAAACAGTATTATCATATTTACATAAAGCAATCAAGGCACTCAACCAATTAAGAATGGTTGAAGATAGTCTTGTAATTTATAGATTATCTCGTGCACCAGAAAGAAGAATATTTTACATTGATGTTGGTAATCTTCCAAAGATAAAAGCAGAACAATATCTTCGTGATGTTATGAATCGCTATCGTAACAAGTTGGTATATAATGCTGATACTGGAGAGGTCAAAGATGATCGTAAATATATGGCAATGCTTGAAGATTTCTGGTTGCCAAGAAGAGAAGGTGGAAGAGGAACTGAAATTACAACTTTACCTGGCGGACAAAACCTTGGAGAACTTACTGATATTGAATACTTCCAATCAAAATTATATAAGTCATTAAATGTTCCATCAAGTCGTTTAGATAGTCAAGGTGGATTTAATTTAGGAAGATCATCAGAAATATTAAGAGATGAACTTAAATTTACTAAATTTGTAGGCAGATTAAGAAAGAGATTTTCTCAAGTTTTCAATGATATGTTGAAGACTCAATTGATTCTCAAAAATGTAATTACACCAGAAGATTGGGATTCATTAGAAGAACATGTTCAATATGATTTCTTATATGATAATCATTTCTCTGATCTAAAAGCAAATGAATTATTGAATGAACAACTTGGTGTTGTTGCGGCAATGGAACCATATATGGGTAAATATTTTTCTGCTCATTATGTTCGTACAAAAGTTCTTAAGCAAACTGAAGATGATATTGTAGAAATAGATAAGCAAATTGATAAAGAAATCAAGGATGGTACTTTACCAGATCCAAATGCAATTATAGATCCAGAAACTGGAATGGAAATTGATCCATCAAGTATGGATTTGGGTCAACCAATGAATGAACCAGACCTTGAGTCTCAAGGTGCATCAACTGAAGTTGAAATGCCGAAAGGTGGAGAGATATAAATAATTTCTAGTTTATAATTATTTT